TGTCCGACATGAAGGTATCTGATGTCTGTCCAAAGGAACTCTCCAAGAAATTTGTGTACGCCTATGCTCTCAAGATTCACGATGAGTTTTTACAGAACAAGAACAAAAATGAGTCAAAGAACCTCGTCGACAAGATGTTCACTCCAAAAGCCCTTCCCACTCCCGTGGCACAAGGCGAAAAAGGATATTACGCGATAGATGCCATTCACCAATTGCTGAGACGCGTCTTTCCTAACAAGGGAAGAGCCACGATAGGTATGCTCGAAGAAGCAAAACGTATTTCGAATGACACTGAGTTTCTTGTATACGACACGGTTATCACAAAACTTCACGACATCCCCCCTACGATTGCAGGAAAATTCAGACTATCGCACATATCGTACATTGTGAATCTTGAAAGAACGGGGGAATTCCACGCAGTAACTGCATATATTTGCGGAAGGCAAAAAAGCATCTATGACTCGAATAGAATGGGCCGCTTAGATATAAATTGGGAAGTTGCAAGAAACAGGAAATCAATACTCCAGTATTCTGGAGCACGGAAAATGAATAGCATTGCGTACGCATTGTACATCAAGGAATAATTACTGCTTGGCCATAGATGTGGCTACTTTCAACAAGTTTTCCATTCTCTGTTTGTGTAATGCTAATTCAAAACTGTTTTTAGAGTGCATGTTTCGCTTTGCATTCTCAATACTTTCAATAAGTTGTTTCCATCTTTTTGAATGTAATAACCTATAGTAGCCATTAGTTATTTCTTTGAATTTTCTTGGATTTGACAGTTCTTCCAGTTTGTCTTTAACTTTCATAGATTTTAAACTGTCTTCAGATATCATAAGGCGTATTTTAGATGTTACAATAAACGAGTCTTGCATGTCCCCCCATCCCCGTTCTCTTCCCACCATCTGTCTCAAACGCATTGATCGTCGCAATATACTCAATGTCAAGTATAAGGGATATTCATGGCAAGACATATTAAGAACCTTCTTTAGAATGCCTGGTGTTGGCATGCTTAAGGATTGCAAACTGTACTTTTTAAAAAACTCTGTTAGTTCCATGTGTTTTGCATAAAACCTATCCATGAGACATTGGCCAAGGAATTGTATCTGCGCTGATGTGTCTCTGAGAACTCGTGCTTTCCATTTATCAAGTGGTATAGTTTTCTTAAGTCTCACAAGTGCTGTTATACTTGTATCAATGCTATGTAGGTTCTCATTGCTACAATTGTCCCTTGGTCTGTGAATAACACCTCGTGAGTTTGCTATCATAATCTTTCCATGATAGTCATCATCTTTTATATATTTTATGAATCCTTTGAAAATAGATAATCTTTTATCAAAAAGAATATTATTCATGTATTATTGGGATATTTAAATAAAAATTTAATATCACGTGGTTTTAATACTTTCTCAGACCGTCCTCTTATATTACCAAGATTATCTACTGTGTATCTCTTTTTGAAACTGTATAATTCTCCTTTTTCAAAGGTATAATATACTGCGGGTACACAAACTATTTCCATATTTTGACTTTTTCTTATTTTTCTTGTTTTACATATACAATATTGACAATATACAATACCTGGGTCAAATGATGTCAACTTTTCCAGCGATTCCCACAGACGTGACATTTGGCAAATACGGTCATAGGTTCGTCACATGACCGACACTGCATCTCATAATAACTTGTCTTGCGGCTCTTGCATTTACCACACGTCAACATCCCATCTGGCATGTTCTCAGGGTCCACGCTCGATGCGTCGGAAAACCTAAGCGCCCTTCGTGCTGCTGCCTCGAAAGCATCCGTCCATTTATCAGAACAAATTTCCCACGGTTTGGCATTGACAAACCACCTGATGGAGCAGTCTCCAGTTTTCATCTTGTCCATCAAATCGGGTCTTAGTTTCAGATTGTACCGCACGCCAAGAATCTTTTGAGTGTAGGCGTTCCTAAATGCCAAGTTGTCCCAGTTGAGTGCCTGATCTTTATTTGTGCAAAAGTCTACCGCGTGGTTCCAAGTTGCCTTCTCAAGAAAGTTGGAAATTTTCATATCTTGAACCAAGAGGTCTATCATGTTTCTTGCCTTCTCCCTGATGTCTTCGGGAGTACTCACAGGTTTATAAACCACCTGTTTTGGAGGCATACTGTTGTTTAAGCAGTCGCTTTTTTATTAATCTCACTTTTGTCGATATAGATGTATATCGACAAATGCTGTAGCGCACATAATTAAAAAGTTTGCGTAAGTAAATGAATAAAAAAATACTTCCACTATCAGGGTCTGAAGAAAACTTCACGGATTTTGTGTACGGAAGTGATAAATTTGGCAAGAAGAACAATAATTGTTATGCCTTTGCTCTTGATTGGTTTCGCGGGGGAGGACAAAACAAACTGCAACCAGGACAGATATCAAAAACATTAAAACCCGATGATGACCTTACTGATGTTAAGACACTCAAGGCTCGTATAATTTCAGATCTTGCCACGAAAAAGGATGGTGGATACATATCTTCACCCTGTGTAAAATGCAAAGAAGGGTATTACAAAATCATGGCTGTTGTTGACAAAGGGACCGACTATCATTTTTATAGACAGATGGGAGACATGGTGATAGACACGAATGGAAAAAATACCAACACGCTTGCCAGAAACATGGGCATAAACAAGACCCAGATAGATATTCCCACAAACTCTAACAAGGCACTCGTGAAGAAAGGGGGTCTCTTTGCTCACAAGCGGGGCCTGGCAGACTTGACCGTTCTTGATGCGTCAGGCAAGTTCATCACGGATCCACGATCCGCCAACAGAAACTATGGCGACACCAATTACAGCACATATGTTGCCACCTACTGCATAAACAAGAATTTTGGACGGGGTCAGGATTTCAACTGCAAAAATAAAAAGAACGCATAATCATGTGGACTTTATCTCTACATCTACATTCTTTGCAACATCATTGTAAAAATCTTTCGTCTCTACGGGAAATTTGTACATTCTATGGTCGCCAGCAGCACACATCCTTATAACTTGAGCGCCAGATATAGGTTTCTCTTTCTTCTTACCGGTGTCGAAAGAAGGCGCCGTCATATCCTTTAACGCTCTTTGTATATTCTGAGGAGCGTATGGTATATGATAATCGTCATCGAATAAATTAGCGCTTTCTTTTAGATACTCATTTCGGTATTTCTTCAAATCCTTTGTTATCTCATGACCAGTGACCGGGTCTTTGTGAATGACAGAGTCTTTACCAGAGTCGTATTTGACAAACTTCTGGTCGGCACATATCCCACGCGTATACCTGAACAAAATAGCAGGTATTTGTTGCGGATCCGCACCGCGTATTTCGCTTATGAACTCTGGTTTGTTAAATATGGCATACACCGCCTCTACCGCAGATTTATCTGGGATTGCAAGGGTGATGTTGATGTTGTTAGTGTTGTTAGTGATGCTATGATCATTAACCACATTCTTGACAACACCTGTATTTCCGTTTATGATGTTGTTTGTTGTATTGACCGTTGCCAAGTGTTCTTCCTCGGACACAAACCGCATCTCCTTCTTGTTCATGACATTATGCATACATTTCTTGGTTTTGGAATGTTTGCAAGCACCATGAGAAGAAAGTGTTTCATAACCGCAATCGCAGGAATAAAGGATTCCGCTGATGAACTTTACCATTCTGATATTCTATTAGATAAAATATTAAGTTGTTTACAAATGGGATATCCCAACACTATAGCGGTAAAAGGGATATAAGGATATCACTTTTATTTTTTTTTTTTTTTTTTTTTTTTTTTTGAAATAGTTTTCTACTGAAATGTTTACATGGTTAACGACTGGCAAAGTCATGAAACACTGCCTGTGTCTCGGCACGGTTTAAAACTTCCCAGCATCCACACTTTGCCCAATGCGTAATTACCAAGAAGGTATAGAATAACTGGAACTAGGGAATGTAGTGGCAATTGGGACATAGATAATTTCTTCCTGAGTAGTCTCTGGGACGGGCTCTGGGACGGGCTCTGGGATGGGCTCGGGCCCTGGGACGGGGACGGGCTCGGGCTCTGGGACGGGGACGGGCTCGGGGACCTCAGGGGCAAGCACAGGGATTTCTGGGACGGG